TTTTGGGAAAAAGTTAGACGTTGGGTTTTGTCTAACTTTTTTTAAAAGTTAAAAGTTAATGCGTAAATAACTCAAATCTATTTTTTTATATTAAATATAATGGACAACAATATATTTATTCAAGGAATCATCGTTAGTAGTATTTATTTACTTTTCAGATTTATCGAAATGCGGTTTATTACAAAGGAAACCTTGCCTCTTAAACATTTGATTCGAGACACTTTAGTAGTTTATGTTAGTTTTATCTCTGGAATTTTTGTTTATTCGCAACTAGAACCAATCCAAAATATGACATCTTCCCCAGCAGTATTCACAAATAGTCCAGATTTTTAAATATTAATATTAATGAATAAAGTACCTATACAACCAATTAACACTCCAAAAGCATCCGTCCAAAGTGGTATTGGTTTTTTAGGTGGTATGATTGTTTTGATTGTATGACTAATAAATGTTCCAACAATGACCGCCATTACACTTGAGTAAATTTCACCAAGACCGGCATCTAATAATTCTCCTTTAGGCATGAAAACCTCTAAATATTTTAATACATACCAAATTCCCAATACATCAATAATCCCCAATATAATTCCATATGTTATGCCGACAGATATTGTTTGGATTCCTATTTTTTCACCATTATTGAGAAATTCTATAAACGTCCACTGCTCGTCTTGTTGCCTCGTCTTATTTTTAAAATAAAATGCGATATATGAAACAATTCCTATCAAACAAATTGACGCAACAATAAAAATATAACCTTCCAATTTTTTCTTATTCATGATAGATATAAATAAGAAAAAAAAACATTATGTGTAAATGGGTAAAGTATCAATATCGACAATCTTGCGTTTCGCAACCTTTTTCCTAGAGGAAATGAAACTTGAAAATATTATTTTATCGACCTGGTTTTGAGGCGTGTGCTCATGAACGGTTCTGGCTATCATTTTGTATAATTTAAACTCTGGATATCTTTCTTCTCCGCATTTTTTGTAAAGAATATTGCGACCCTTGTCGTCTTTACACCAATCAGAAATTAATGCTGCAACCGGATTATTGCATGTTTTTACATCTTCAACGTCAAAATAGTTATAAAGAGCACATGCCAATCTACACAAATCAAATGAATAATTTACTTCAAGTCGAGGTTTGTTTTTGTTCAGATATGGTTCGCAATTGTATTGCGTGGCAGCATCTCCTTTTGAATGAAAACTGTCACTGCATATAAGTTCACCTTTAAATGTATAAATAGATCTACCAAAGTCAATTATTTTGAAAAGACGACCATACGTCGGCACCTTATAATATGTCTTATTATACCTGTAAAAAATGAATTTTTTTTCCGTAGGATTAAACATAATATTGTTTGTATGTAAATCGTTATGTGTGAAATTAAACATTTTTTGGTAAGATATTAATGTCATAATAATTTGGAAAAGACATGATTTCCACTCTTCCACGCTTATATTGACTGATAATAAAGAATCAAGTGTATTCTCTAAACATTCTAGACAAATTATTTGAACCGGGAAATCTTTAATTGTCGCCTTGCAAATTATATCCGTATAACCAGATAACTCAGAATCCTCAGAATCCACAGAACCTCCCTCGGAACCTTCCTCAGAACCTTCCTCAGAACCTTCCTCAGAACCTTCCTCGGATGTATGCGAAGACCTAGAAGAGCATGAACTAGTTGTTAAACAACTTTGGTTAGACTTATTTTTTTTATCTTCTAAATTAAATTCAAAAATTAATGATTCTGTTAATTTGATTTGGGAATCGGATCCCATTGAATCTCTAAAAACATTTCCAAAATCTGCGTCATTTAATGAATAAACAGATTTATTGCTAATATTTTTATTTATTTGAATCTTCTTTTTATAATTTCTGGTATCTCCCTCAAAAAACATATCTTCATCCATTTCATCAACCTCAAACAAAGAACCTTTATTTTTGTGGAAATAGTCACTATCATTTAAATATTCTAAATCGTCGAATATATTTATATGGAAATCTTCCTGGATGGCTAAAAATGATCCATAAAAATCAACTCCGTGTATAAAATTATGTTTGTGTAGGAGATTGCTCGTTAAATATGTAAAAAATCCGTCGACATATGCTGCATTATTTGGGTCCAAAACTTTAGAATGACAAATATTATTTTCCAGTTTTGGAAGAGATGTTCTGATTTCATTTGTTATATCATCGTATTTTCCCACCATGTATTTTACAGGGTCTAGCAGTGGTGAAAATTTAAAAAATGTTTTGACATTTTCCGCCTTCGTATCCGATTTAACGGTGCATGTATATTTGTTTTTTTGTTCTGTTTTTTCCACAGAAGTTATATGAAACGGTTGGTTTAAATTAATCGATTTATAATTATTTTTTTCCAATTTGAAGAATTTTTTGTAAAGGGGGATATAATTCTGAATACTCTTTAGATTATTCTCTCCAAATTCCTTAAATAGAGCACTATTATCATTTTTTTTATAGAAAAGTTGAAACATTATAAATTAATAGTGCTATTAATTTATATCGATTTGTGCGTATTCTATTATAAATTATTTAATCTAATTATAATAATGAATTTGGAACTAAAGAAGTTTGATATGAAAAATATCCGTTTTAAAGCCAATGAAGCATCAGGACCGGTCATTGTTCTAATTGGGAGGCGTGATACAGGGAAAAGTTTTTTGGTAAGAGACTTGTTATATTATCATCAAGACATTCCTATTGGTACAGTTATTTCTGGGACTGAGGCTGGAAATGGATTTTATAGTGTACTTGTTCCTAGATTATTTATACATGATGAATATAATACAACAATTATTGAAAATGTGTTGAAAAGGCAAAAAATGGTTATAAAACAGGTTAATAAAGAAAAAGCAGCCTATGGTAGGTCAAATATAGATGGCAGAGCATTTTGTATATTAGATGATTGTTTATATGATAACACGTGGTCTAGAGATAAGTTAATGCGATTATTATTTATGAATGGTCGTCATTGGAAGATTATGTTAATTATTACTATGCAATACCCATTGGGCGTTCCTCCAAATTTAAGGACAAATATTGATTATACATTTATATTAAGAGAACCCTATCTCACAAATAGAAAGAGGATTTATGAAAATTTTGCAGGAATGTTCCCTACATTTGAATCTTTTTGTCAAGTCATGGATCAATGTACTGAAAATTATGAATGTCTTGTTGTATCAAATAATGCAAAATCGAATAAATTGGAAGACCAGATTTTTTGGTACAAAGCATCGGCTCATGGTGATTTTAAATTGGGAAGTAAAGAATTTTGGGATTTATCAAAAGATCTTGGTAGTGATGATGAAGAGGAAAGTTACAATCCCAATAATGTCAAAAAGGGTCCAAGAATTAATGTTAAAAAGAATCGATGGTAAACTTTTGAAAAAAGTTTGACAAAACGTTTTGTCAAACGTTTTATTAAACGTTTTGTCAAACTTTTTTCAAAAGTTTTTGGATAAAACATAAATTTTAATAAACTCATGTTTTGTATTTATTCTGTTGGATCCTTTGGTTTTTCCTCAATGGTCAAGTCAACATTCTTTTTTTCTTCGATCTTGGCGCGTTCTTTATCCGTTTTCCGAGTTCTGATATTTGCACCTTCAAAAAGTTCCTTTCTAATGTCAGCCGAACTAATAGTATCTTTTCCTTTAAGATTATTTTCAACAGATGTTTTCCCCACACCTACAAGGTTGCCATCAGCATCGATATTTTGCGTTAATTTATTACCGCTTTCTTTGGCAATTTTCTTATTTTCCTCAATCGCCTTTCTCTTTGTTTCTACAACTCGTTTGTCAAATTCGTGTCGCGCTTGCTGTTCATTTTTCGTCTTTTCATGCATTAACTGATTTAATTCTTCTTCAAGATATTCAACCCGTCCTGTTTTATACGCCTCCGGTTCCCATGGCATCCACATTCCAACAGGTCCGACAAACACGTCATGATGAGGGTCCAATTCTCTCAATAATTTACATCTTAATTCGGCTTCTTCTTGAGAAGGATAACATCCTCTGACTTTTAATCCACGAGTATTTGTTTGAAATCCATACGCTTCATTAAAGGATTTAGTAAGGTCATCTTCTTTGGCATCTGTGAAATTTTTATAGTCATCCGAAATAGTAGTTTTTACAAGTTCGCCATCTTCGCTTTTAACAAACTCTTGAAAATCAACCATGATTTTATCAAAATTCATATCGTATTTATAAGATAAAAAGTTCAAGAACTGAGTGAACTTCTGAACTCCCTTGCTATAATCCCAATGCTTTAGGAACTCTTCGAAAAAATATTGATCTTTTACCTTTAATATTTTTTCCGGACTGACAAATGACACACATGCAAATTTTTGACCTGCGATGGGTTTATCCTCATCGAGTAAATCCACATATTTTGGGTTTTTCACACCACCTTGCAAATTTTGTCTTTCAAATGCAAATTCTTTAGACATTTATATATTTCTCATACTTATTATTTTAAGTATTTTTTCGCAAGCATTCTTTTTTTTTTCTTTAGAAATTATATAATGCTTGGTGAATTAGGAAGTCTCTTAGATCTCGGTGAACTTATCCGACGTGTCGTTAAATATTTGGTCGAAGGTATCATGGTTGCCATTGCTGCCTATGCTATCCCAAAACGTTCTCTTAATCTGGACGAGGTTATGCTCATTGCTTTAACTGCTGCAGCAACATTCTCAATCCTTGATACATACGTACCTTCCATGGCTGTTGGTGCTCGTTCTGGTGCTGGATTCGGCATGGGTGCAAATCTTGTCGGATTCCCACGCATGTAACTTTTAGAAAACAACTTTTGGGAAAAGTTAGACAAAACAACTTTTGGGAAAAACTTTTAATTAATATTAAAAGTTTTTTTTTGATTAACTTTTTTCAAAAGTTAAATGGTGGGTACATATTCCCATTTTAATTCGGAGCAAATCTTTTTCCATATTTCGTCTTGTTCTATACGTTTAACAGGATCTTTTAGCATTGGAAAAAAGGGGAGAAACTGCGTTTCTCCCAATAATTCACACATTTTATACAATACATAATAATAATTGAGAAAATTAACACGGTCGTCGGGACAATGTTTAGCATAAGGTCTCTGAATGTCCATAAATAAACTACAAAGTTTTTCCTCTAATTCGGGACTCATTATGGGAGGTTTTATACCCAATTTATCTTTAATAAAGGGTATATGTTCATAATATTTATTATATCCCAATTTCTTCAATATATCTTTCGCTTTTTTATTTGTAATATGGTGTAAACCAATGCGCTCCTTTTTAATTTGTGCTTTAATGTTGCTTAACACAATGTCGGGTATTTGAGTAGTTTCTTTGGCTTGAAATTGAGCCAAAATTTCTCTGAAATGATTGATTCTCTTATAAGCGTAAAAACATACCTC